AAAGAGTTTACTGCTAATACTTCACTGAAAGAATTGCCAAATGATATACTTCAGTAGGAAAAAAAAATTTTGAGTAAGACGCAAGAAGATTGTAGTGCTCGGCCCTTTCGGAGATAACGGACCAATGATGGAAATAAAAGCAGTGTCACCCTCGATTCTTAAAATATCTGGAGTCGGTTTATCCTGAAAAGTATCATTCGCGAGCTTTATATCGACCGGCTTTGAATTTTCTATTTTTGCGAAAAGATTGAGAAAATAATTTTCCTCTCCGGCGATTAGGTGAAATCCCATAAATAAATTATATTATGTATGTTTTTCGATTACAAACTATCCAGGGAGATCAGCCCGAATAACCCCGACAGATCCGGTGCAATAAATATACACGTCGATATCCTCTTCAGCTGCAATCGGTTGACCATCCTCACTTATCCGGATTCCCTCGGCGGTCAATGTCGCGACATCATTCGCGGGAGCGCCCGCGCCTGTGACTCTATAGGTCTGAAAATAATCAGCCTTGGTATCCTTGACCCATAGGGTCCCGGTTTTTATTCCGCCGCCGGTATTAATCAGCGTCCATACGTTTACTGGGCAACTTACTATTATTGGACTGGCCATTTTTTCCTCCATTTTTTCCCCATGGTACATTGGGGAGATCGTCTAATTGTTTATTCAGTCGAACTCTATTCATTGAGCCCACTGAGCCGTTTAAAATTCGTGATTCTTTATCCAGGTCTGTCAGCCCCATTTCAAGATGATCTTTGATAGCTTTTGCCGTTTTAGATGGATCGATATTTGGCATTGGAGACCCTATCCATCGAGCATTTGACCAGGCGGCTCTCATTCTCGGATTGGACCATCCTGGAGCCGTTACTCGGCCCGCGGCGATCTCTTCAGCCAGCCACATTGTATAAGTCGGATTTAAAAAATCAGAGGCCATTTCCTCTCGCCATATTCCAGCCACTCTCCAGAATAAAATCAGTGTCGCCCGGGATGCTGAATAATTCTGATTGAATTTCATCAAAACAACTTCGAGCGGAGTCGAGGTCGAGGCGGATATACTGCCAGCAAAAGAGGACACAAAATCAGGATAGGATTCGCCAGGAGAGGTATTTGGAAAAGGCTTGATAGTCTCCCCGCGTTTTAAATTAAATATCCCAGTAGATCCAGGGACATCGACTGTCGCCTCATCCAGGCGGCAAAACTCAACAACAGGACCGAGATCCTCCGCAGCTCCAGTCTGAGGATTGACTCCGAATTGATTCGCCGATTGACTGGGACCAGCCCTGGTATTTGAAATATTTTTTAAAGGCGTCGAGGAATCAAAATCTTTCGACGGCTCGACAAACATAGTGATATTTGATTGATTGATCGCTTTTTTAATAACCGAGCTTTTGAAGTCAGTCAGATTCTCAAATTCCTGGAGGACATGGCTGAGTCTGGAAAATCCCCGGCGCTGCATAGGGTATTCAGGAGCGAATCCATGAAGCATAAATATCCGGCCAGATCGAGGCCCCTTTTTCTGGATAGTCTGCTGAATAAAAGCGCCGTCCTTATCCTGTGACCAGATTAAATAAGCTGTCTCCCGGTTCCTGGAGTCCCTGACTATTCCGTCATTGGTGGTCTGAATCCCGAGTGAATTTGTGAGAGAATCCCCGCGGATCTGGTTTTGATCTATAAATTCAAATTGTAGTTTGTTTAAGGCGTCTTTATCATTGGTATAAAAAAAGCGAGGAAATGTCTCGCCGTCTCTCATGGCCATAATTTGATATAACCTGTGAGATTGATACCAGGTCATAAGCTCTGCCCGATGCTGCTTTTTAGACCGAGCCCATAAATCAAATTTTCGCTCGACACTCACGGCCCATGACTCCGCCTCCTCTGGAGATATTCCGAGCTCCTCGGCCACCGGTGCCGCCTCCAGCATGAGACCAATATCGGCGACGACGTCAGCATTTCGATCCACAATAGCCTTAGCCATGGGAGTGTTTTGATAAGCATACCTGGCATTTTGCCGGAGGACATAATTATTTAAAAAAGTACTTCGAATATATGAGGATAGACCTCCGAACCATTTAGAGCCATTGTCTCCGCTGCCGCCGAGTCTCGCATGAGCCTGACCCGACCCAATGAAGGTATTATTGGACGAGGCCGGCTCCGGCGATTTTTTTCTGGAGAAAAAATTTAAAACATTCGGGAGGAAAACCATTGAGGCCCTTTACACTCGTCGGAGATTTGTCTGGACAAGGCCATATCCCCCGAGCTCAGCTTTTATTGTTTCGATTTCCCTTTCCAGGCGATAAATCGCGTCCTGGAATTCCTTCGGGCTCCGGCGCTCGACAGTTTGACGGCCAATACCAGAATCAAAAGTATATTTTGTTATTTCAGTATTATCGATTGAAGCGCCATACGCTGCATTTAGTTTGACGAGCTGAGCCTCTTTTAATGCGAGCTTGGTTTTTAATGCTGTGATATCTCTGACGCATGACATGAGCGAGAATTATAATTTATATGGAGATATTAGTCAATGAAAAGAGGTATAGCATGTTATAGGCTCATCTGATTTTTTGCGGAATCCGCGGCAATATTGTATTTTTTAAATCCTGGAGGACATACGCATGATTTATCTCCATGAGGTCCACAGGAGAGGCTCCCTGGTTTTTCGCCTCCGCCTTGTAATCTGCGACCATGGAATCGAGATAAACGTCTCCAGCACACATATTATACACTCTACAGTCAAGCGCCTCATTTCGACGTCCTCCAGCGTGAAATGATCCGTCAGTCCTCTGTTCCTCAGCTGTCAGCATATCAAAATACTTTCCAGGATAGTCTCGAGGGAAATCGCAAAATCCCGGTCTCTGGTCGCCTGTGTCCTGGCGCTCTATTTTTAAATTATTGTAGACATGTCTTTTGTAATAATTTGTCGATATCTCATAAAACATCACGCCGCCGGCACGATTACCAGATCTTGCCACCCGATACCTTTTATAATTCGATCCTGTCACAGTATCACCCTGTTCTTTTTTCCGTTTCGTTAAATCTCCGAATCCTTTAATAGGAAATGTTTTATCCCATAGAGCACAGAATTTATATACAGCATCAGTCGAGAAATGGTCATTTGAATCTATGAAAATTAATTTCACCTCAAATGGTCGCCCATCGCTCCGCTTATAAGTTAATCCCCCTTTCATGGCCCATCTCTCTAGTTTCCCCCAGGCGCCGTCATTTGGATCTATGACCTCGCCATGGATGGAATGATAAGTGATTGAGGCTGTCCGGAATCCCGCACCATGGCCGAGGACTTCGAGCTCTAACCTGGGAGGATTTTTCGGGTCAGTCTCCGAGCCCCTTTGAACGTCGATCGCACAAGTCAGATATAAAACATAATTAGGTACTCGACCAGCCTTATAATCCGATCTCAGGGCATATACTTTTTTTGAATCCGGTCGCTCGCCCTGTTCGACATATGGGAGTCCCATTTGAAGATTTCGAAATGCTCTCATCCCGTCAGGATGTCTTTTCGCTTTTACCCATTTTTCGAATAGTTCTGTCCAGGATAGCATCCCCACCGGAGAATATAATGAGTTCATGTGATACGATCGATAAAATTTTGAATAGCTTTTTGAAGTAGGGACCCACTGGGCCCCGATTTCCACAGTCAAGGTCTCCAGGTCAGGAGCTCCGATACAAGTCGATCCAATCGCTCCGAACATGGAAAAATTACGGTCAATCAGGATATCTTCAGTTTTTCCCTTTAAAAATTCCGCCTTGTGATGATTATATATTTTTTCAGTACATGCCTCGTTTATACATGAATAATAAGAATCGACGACATTTCCATCCTCGTCGAATACCCCTTTTAATCCATGCTCTGATTTATCGTTCCCAAATTCCAGAAATTGAGCTGTTTTGCAATGAGGACACCTAATTTCATATTTCCGTTGATCTCCGAGCTCATAGGCCTCATTAATATTTGAATCGTGAGCCACTCCTGGAGTCGAGATATCAAATATCTTTTTCCTGTAATCCCAGGCATTAGTCCGGGCCTCCGATACGTCGAGCCAGTTACCCTCCCCGGTTATTAAATATTTCGGAGCCCCGTCGATCTCATCTCGAATTAATATCCTGATCGAGTTAGATCTCAATTTTGCCGGACTCTGAGCTGAGGCCATAAGAAGGAACCCCCCCGCGAATTCCTTCGATTTCGTATTATCCCCGGTTCTCCGGCTTTTTGCCTTTTCGACTTGAGCGTGTATTTTGTCCCGGAATCCGCAGGAGTCGATTAAGGGCTCCAGGCGCTTATTTGTCCATTCCAATAATAAATCATCTGTCGCAGAAATTAGCATTATCGGAGCGGGATTCTCATCCATCCAATAGGCGATCACATTCTCAGCGCAGGCCGTGAATCCCAGCTGAGCTCCTTTCATCATGGCCTGATGACGTATATCAGAGAATGGACCCATATTATCCATGGGCTCCTTTAAATATGGGGTTTTAGAATTAGACCAGAATCCAGGGAAAGGAGTGTCGGCCGGGAGAATCCTTTTCCCCTCGACATATCCGCTGACTGATTTACCTGGAGGATTTACCGGCTTTTTGCCATTTTCGTCCAGGAGGAAATCGAGGTCTGAATTTCGGTATTTTTCAGCGATCATTCATTTTCAATAACATCTCCGATGGTTCAAAATTGTCTCCGGAATTATTATGCGCTATTTTTTTAAATATCAATTTCTCAGGCAGTAAATCTTTGCAAAAATAGGAATTATTAAAGCTACTTGTGTTTCCATCAAAAGACACTTTTTTATTTACAATTAGCAGCTGGAGCCCCGGATGATCACAGAAAAAATCCCCGACCACTTGATAGTTTAAAATAGGCAATCCGAGAATCATTGCGAAAGGTTTCCCCCGTTTCCACAGGCTCTCGAGGACTTTAATTTTTTTTGTGAATGGAGGATTTGAAATGATTATATCGGAGCCATAATCAGATAATTCAAAAAAATCATGACCCTCCTGTATATGGGAATGAGTGACAATATTTCCCCTCTCCTGAAATGCTTTTACAAATTCACTCTCCGCAGTATCAAAGGGACACCATATTTTTTTATCTTTCGGGACATATTCCAGGATAGCATCGGCCAGGATCCGAGGCGTGTAAAATTCGTCTTTACTTGAGGGGATTGATTTTTTGAAATTATTTAACCTGGGCATATAATTTTTTCCACCATTTTTCCGTTTTATGCAGATGGCAATTATTGTATTTATTGGCTTTGGAAATATCCA